GATGAACGAGATAATGCCGGTGAACACAGACCGGATACCGGACCAGCCCGCACGCCAAAACGTCGCGATTCGCAGCACGCCACCACGAACGGCACTTAGGAGACTGCCGTAAATCCACACCTTGATAGCGCCGACAATGAAATTCCAGACACCAACGAGTATCTGCTTCACGCCGAGCCAGGCTTTGGACCAATTGCCGGTGAAGATGCCGATAAACACGTTCGCGATACCCTGGATAATGGTCAGCGTGCCGCTGATCACACCAATGATGCCGGACCAGAGACCCTTAAGGGTGTCGATGACGATTGGGCCGAGGAACTTCCAGAGGATCGCGAGGATCGGCCCAAGGAAGTTGATCGCAGCGCCGATAGCCTGAGCGACCGTCGCAAAGACTTGCCCGAACTGCGTAATGACCGGCTGCGCCTGCTTGAATGCCCAGACAAGCAGCGGCGCGACGGTCCCCTTAATGAATCCGGCGAACCGCGATATCTGAGGCATGATCGTGGATATGAGGCTGATGACAGCCGGGATGATCACACCCTGAATGACCGCAACGATCTGCTTGAACACCGGAATGACGGCCCGACCCACCATCATGAGCGCCGGTAGGACGTCCGCACGGAAGATGCCGACCAGTCGCATGATGACAGGCATCAACTGCGCGATGTTTTCCCGCATTTTCGGCATGAGGGTGCCGCTGACATAGTCAGAGACGCGCCGCATCACTGGCATAACCGTGCCGCCGAATACGCCCCGGATCTTATCCGCTAGCGGACCGATCACCGACCCAGCGTGCTGGAATGCCGGAACCATGACGCTCGCGAGCCCTTGCACACCGGTTGTGATCTTCGGCAACACCTGCTTAATCAGCGGGAAGAACGCAGTCATCATCTTGCCTAGGGCAATCTGCGCCGTGTCCTTGAGCGTCGACCACATGCCGGAAACGCTGTTGGCCTGCTCTTTCATCATGCCGCCGAAATCCTTATGCATGCCCTTGCGTAGGGCCTTCATAGCGGTATCGGCGCTGATGAGTCCCTTCTCGCCGAGCTTCATGGTCTCGGGCACGGACTTGTGCAGGTAGTCAGCGAGGTACTGCCAGCCACGCACACCGTTCTCGGTGAGCTGGAGCATTTCCTGTCCCATGACTCGACCCTTGGCTTTGATCTGGCCGAGGGCGAGTAGGACGCGCTGAAGCCTTTCAGGCTCGCCACCAAGAGCGGCGACAGCATCGCCTGCATCCTGCAATGTTGGGATGACTTCCTTGGCCTTGAATCCCATTGCCATCATGCTTTGCGAGTACTTAATGACGTCCTGCGACGAGAACGGGGTGACAATGGCGAATTGCTGGAGCTTTTGCAGAAAGTCGGTTGCTTTCTTGGCCGAGCCAAGCATGGTGGTGAAACCGACCTGAGCATTTTCCATCTGAACGGCCGTCTTGGTACCCCAAATGACAGCCGCACCGGCGGCGACACCGAACCCTAGGGCAGCAGTCTTGCCAAACTGCATGAGGCGCCCACCGAGCGCACCCATCCCCCCACCTAGACGACTGGACCGGCGCTCTAGGTTCTCGGCATCCCCGGCAACAGCCCTCAGCGCCCGTTGGGCACTAGCGGCGTTACCGACAATGACGACCCGCAGCGTCCGGGATCCACCCTCAGCCATACTGTGACTCCCTAGCCGATAGTTCCTCGCTCATGTACGAGGCGAATGCGCGATACTCAGCGGCCGTGAGTCGCCGCACCTCGTCGGGAGTCATGCGGTAGAAACGGCAGAATGCGGCTCGCTCCCTTAGCCGTTCTGCCCGTCGTCGTTTCCCGACTCATCATCGACCCCCACTAGCTCAAGCTCGGACACTCGAACGCGCCGAGCGTCATCGAGGGTGAACTCAGGCTTTTCGATGCGCTGCGTGATCCAGATAAGCGCCTTAAGCGCCTTAGTGGTGATCTGCGTCTGCATCTCCGGACGGCCCTTTTCGTCAAGGACCTTCTTGCCGTCGGGGCCGATAACAGGCTTGGGCTGTAGCGCGTCATACAGCGCCACGCCGACAGTGTCCTCAAAGTCCTCAAGGTCGCCGATAGTCAGAACATCGGGGTCAATGCGAAGTGCAACGGTCTCAGCCATTTGGAAATGCCTCTCCTGCGATGCGGTCAATAGCCCGCATGTATTCGTTGATTAGCTCCGGCCCCTTCTCACGAATGGAAGGGTGGAGGAAATAGCCGGGTCCGCCGTCCCAGCTCATGAACTGATTGCCGCGCCATGCGCGGAAGCCTCGCGCGATCTTCCCCGTGTGGGTGCGCTTGCGTGCGCCGAACTCAGCGCCGAGCGCATAAGGGGCTCGCGCGGATCCGAGACGGACAGCGGCGTAATTCGCTGTCTTTGTAGCTCTCAGGCTTCGCGCTGCCGCAGCTTGCTGCCGAGACATGCCCATAGCCTTGGACTTGGCAGCATCGGTGAGCTTGTCGGCAACGTCGTAGTTGGCCTGCTTGACCTCGTCGCGTAGACGTCCATCACCTATCGCGGCGAGTGTGCGGGAGAACTGCGCCAGACCCTCAATGTTGGCTCCATAGCCCTGCACAGGCATGACGCAGTCCTCCCCCTAAGCACCTCCCAAATTTGGGAGGTGCTCATTACGTAAGCGACTTGTACGTGATGGTGACCGGCGACGCAGTGCCGTCAGTCATGCAAACTCCGCCAAGCTCAAGGTCGTTGACCTCTCGCCCACCGCTCGAAACCGGACCGGTGTCGAAACGGCCGAACGGGATGTCAATCTTGAGCTGCGAGCCGTCCGGCCCGTCCCAAGTGACGGAGATAACGGCCGTAGCACCCGCCGCAGTAGCCGCAGCAACGCGGTTAATCTGCACGAGGTCGACGAACTCACCCTTGAGGGTGAACTCAAACTTCCGGAGCGCTTCCTCAAGCGGCTCGGACTTGACGCCACCAGTCTTTAGGAAGTACCGGTCAGTCTTGAGGCCGTTGTCGCACTTGAGGCTAAAGTCGGAGATGTTGAACTGCGACCCACCAACGGTGACCGTGCCACCGTTGAACGCCATAACCTTGGTACCTACCGGGTAGGTCGGGGTCGACAGCGCGAGAGGACCCGCACCCGCACCGATCGACTCGGTCGCAAAGTCAAACGTCATGCCGAGCTGTAGTAGCTCGTCAACGGCGTTGGATATCTCCCAATCCTTGACCTTGCCACCCGCATAGGTGAACGGGTGAATGGTGCCGCTGGAAGCAACTCGACCAACCTGCATGGTAAAGCTCTTGCCGTTGAGGTCGCCAACGGTCGCCGTGTGAACGGTGAAACCGCCTCCGGGGGTGCCGTCGGCAACTAGGCCGAGCATGTGCTTTAGCCAGAAGTTGTAACCGTCGGACAGCCACTCAAGCTTGACGTCACCCTCGGCGCCCTTAGCGTTGACGGCGAACCTGTCAGATCGCAGCGCTCGACCACCGCCCGCGCGGATAGCCTCGCTATCGATGCGCTCGTACTTGCCTTCAATTCCCTCGGACCGGTACTCGTAGAACTTGGTCACTGCTACGGCCGTACCGTAGGTCACCTCGTCGACCGCACCAACGTACTGATCGTGAACTGTCGCCACTACTTGGCCTCACCCTTCTTTAGCGTGACCTCACGCCACCCCTGACGAATCAGGTTCTCGGCCGTGACGTCGTCCATTTCGATCGGCTCACCCTTGGTAGCCGTAAGACCGACCGAGGGAACGTCGACCGCCCCGAACGGCCCGTCATAAATCAGCGTCTTCACTAAAGCCTCGCTTTCACCCGTAGGACGCATTCAAGCTGTCCCTCGTACGCGCCGTCCGTGGGGAAGCTCGCTAGCTTTTTCGGCACAAAGTCACTCGTCACAACCGACGAGACCCCTAGGGACGGATTGGCCTTGAGGCCGTTCTCGATGCCAGCGGCCATGCGCTGAACTTCCCTCTCAACTTCCTCGGAAGTCCCGGCGGAAAGCTGACAGTTGATGACGACAGAAACGTTGAACGTCTCCTCACGACTCCGCAGCGTCGCCCACTGCGAGTCGTCCCACAGAACCTCGCCGACGAACACCCAACGGCGCTCAGGGCCCCTCGTCGGGTATCCCCACGTGATCTGATAGCCGCTGAGTTCCGGCTGAGTCTTGACGAGGTCGCGTAGCGCTGCCTTGACGTCAAGTGCGTTCGTTGCCACTACGCCACCCCGAACACGTCGTTGAGGATCCGGTACTTGTAGCGATTCAGGATCGCGTCAACGTCCGGGATTCCTGTCTCGTACCCGTTGCGTCCAGCCACGGCGAGAGTGAAGTTCCCACCCTCAGCGGCGACGAACGCCGTAGCGCGATCCGGGATACCCGAGCGCTCAGCAGTCAGGAGCGAGCGCAAGCGGAGCAATCCGGCGCGTTTGATGTCATCGGGCGGGTACGGGACGCCGTACTCAAGCGTGAGGGTGTACGTAACGCCCTCAGTGAACGCGTAGGGCGCCTGTAGCACCCCGGACGGACTCAGTACCCATCCGGCGGTTGTCAGGGCCCCTGAGGGGTCGCTCACGGCTTGCACGGCCGTCACATCGAACAGCGGGACGATCACGGTTTGCGTGCCGTCGCCGTTGAACTGGATTTGCCGCACGCGCTTGGTAAAGCTGCGCCCGGTAATCGTCAGGAACTCATCCTCGACCACCTCGCGGTAGTGGCGGATGTCTGCGGCGGGAAACCGCACAGCGTCGGCAAGGTCCATGTCGGACGCGCGAGCCTCAGGGATGGCAAACAGGAAGTTGCCGACCACCTCAAACGCCGCAGTGTCGACGGCCGTTGCGCCACCATCCCAAGTCACCGTGTACGCGCCGACGGGCTTAGCGGGAATGGTCACGCCCCATGTGCCGCTCACGTTGGTTGCCGCGCCGCTGTAGATGCTCGCGCCGGACGCGTCCAGTACGGTCACCGTCACGGACGAGGGGACCAACACCGTTTCATCATCGAGGAATTGGTGTGTTAGGCCGATAGCTCGACCGCTCAGAAACCGCACAGTGCCCCCTTAGGCAGTCTTGCGAGCCCGGGTGACCTTACGGGTCTCAGTGGTCGCTACAGCGGCTGTCTCGCGCTTCTCAGCGGTCGCCACGGGCTCCGCGCGGTTGTCTCTCACGAGCGACACGGCGAGCCCGCTAGGTAGCTCGACAATGGCGCCCTTAGCGGGGAACGGATCGCCGTCCAGTAGCCCCGGTACATGCTCAAGAATCTTGACTCTCATATGCCCTCCCCTACAGGGGAGCACCTCCCAAATTTGGTAGGTGCTCCCCTATGAATCCGCGACTACGCGGTGACGGTCAGCGCCTTGACACTCGCGGTGTCGAATAGGTCGCCGGAACCGCGCCACGTGACCTTGAACGCCACGACGTCACGGTCAAAGCCGTACTCATCCGAGCGCACAACTCGCAGACCCTTGACCTGACGAATCAGGTACTTGGACGGGTCGCCGTACGCCATGATCTTCGCGCCCGCACCCGTGGTGCCAAAGTTCGGGTCCGTGATGAGCGGCGCGCCGAGTAGGGTGTCAGGCCTGCCCGCAACTAGCGACGGCTGCCACAGGTAACGGCCGGTCGAGTCCTTGAGCTTGCGCAGTGCGGCAACCGCACCATCGGAAGTCATGAACACAGCGTTCTTGCGGTACGGCAGCAGTAGCGCGTGCTGGAGGTCGACGAGGTTGTCAGCGGTCACACCGGCAAGGTTTGCGGCGTTAACAGCGCCGGTCGACCGGGTGACCCAGCCCCACGGCTTAGACGTGCCGTTACCGATCATCAGGTCAGTCATGACGGCATCCGCCACGGCCTCACCAGCGTCCTGCGCGAGGATACCGAGGATGTCCAGGGCCGAGTCCGAGACAATTTCCTGCGTGGCCTCAACAATGACGCCGTACTTGTACGCGCCGATGTTGGTCTTGGTCCACGCCTCGTCAGACTTGCCGATCGCGACATTTTCCGTCAGTAGAGCGGCCGTCGGTCGACCGGTCTTGACCGGGTACTCAAGCGTCTCACCGCCGGTCGTGGTCAGCGTGCGCGCGTAAGAGAAAAAGTCCGAGCGCACGCGCATGGCCTCGACGACCTGCGCCGCAAACGAGGTGGGCTTCGTGTTACCAGCGTTGCCCGCAGTGCCCGAAGTAGCGGTACGGATGTCAAAGTCAAGACCCTTGACCTCACCCCGACCAAGCGACCGCAGTTCCTCGGCCTCGTCGCGCTCACCGCCGCGAATCTCGGAGTCACCCCGACCGGTCAGAGCGGCACCGGCACGCGTGGCTAGCGAACGGGCCTCGGTCTCGCGCTCGGCACGCTCGACGTAGTCCCGAGCCTCCGCTTCCTTGACCTGCGCGGCCTTGTCGGCACGCTCAACGCGCTCACGCTTCTCAGCGTCGGACAGCGTCGCGTCGTCGTTGATGGAACGCAGCTCAGAAACAATCTGCGCCCGCTCCTCTAGCGCAGCCTGCGCCATCTTCGCGTAATCCATTTAAGGACCCCTAACTAGGAATTGAGCGGCGACGTAAGGGCCGCGAATGCCGCTACCGGATCGGTAGGCAGCGTGAATACGGGGACGTACAGGCGCGATTCCGTCGCCTCGTCCTCACCGCGAATGACGGCCCGGATCGCTTCTGGCGAATCCAGCCGGGTAACCGAAATACCGCGCTGCTCGGCGAGTAGCTCAAGCGCGCGAGACCCGACACCAGAGGTCGAGTCGACGTAAGCGGGATAGGTAACCGGGCTCACGTCAAAGAGGGAGATCTTGTTCAAGGTGCGGAGCGGAAAGCCGTCATCATCCTCGGCAAAGTCCTGCCCATCGGGGCCGGACACCTTGAAGCCAAACGAGGACTGCGAGACGTCGCCACGTT